GAACCCCCCAACTTTCTTTTAGCGAAGAGGACAATCAAATGATATTACGCCCCTATCAAGAGGTGGCGATCTCAGACGCATTAAATGCGCTGGACACCCACAAAAATACAATCGTAGTTGCTCCCACAGGCGCAGGCAAAACTATTATGTTGTCTGCGCTCATTGGTAAAAGGCACAAAGAAGGCAAACGCATTCTTGTGTTGCAGCACCGCGACGAACTTGTAGCGCAAAACCGTGAAAAGTTTCTAAAGGTAAACCCGAACATATCCACCAGTATCGTCAATGGCACGATTAAAAAGTGGGACGGGGATACCATATTCTCAATGGTGCAAACTCTGTCACGCGAAAACAATCTGCGTCACAGGCCCAAGTTCGATATGGTTGTTGTGGATGAAAGCCACCATGCAGCCGCAGACACCTACATGCGAATTATCGAAGCGGTCAAAGAAGACAACGAACACGCTGAGATAGTTGGCTTTACAGCCACGCCTAATCGCGGGGATGGCAAAGGTCTGCGCAGTGTATTCACCAATTGCTCACACCAGATAGAACTAGCCACGCTGATACGCGAAGGCTTCCTAGTGCCACCCAAGGCTTACGTTGTCGATGTTGGCGTCACAGAGGCTCTGGAAGGGGTCACACGGCGCGGCAATGACTTCGACATGGATGAGGTTGCGCAAATAATGAATAAGCGCGTCATTAACGAGCGTGTGGTCAATGAATGGCAAGACCGAGCAGGGGATCGAAAGACCGTTGTGTTCTGTTCTACAATCAACCACGCCCAAGACTTGCTGGATATGTTTATCGAATATGACGTGAATGCCGAAATGGTTATCGGTGACACGCCTAAAGAAGAGCGCAAGCAAATACTGCATGACCTTGAGTTCGGTGACGTGCAAGTCGTGGTAAACGTAGCAGTGCTTACCGAAGGCTTTGACGCACCGCCTGTATCTTGCGTAGTTCTGACCAGACCTTGCTCTTTCAAATCAACGATGGTGCAAATGATTGGGCGCGGTCTGCGCATTCTGGACCCAGAAATTTACCCTGACCAGATTAAAAAAGATTGTGTTGTGTTGGACTTCGGTAGCAGCATTCTAACGCATGGTGCGCTGGATGAAGCAGCTAACCTAGATGGCAAGCCCAAAGACCCCAACGGGGAAGCGCCAGAAAAGCAATGTCCAGAGTGCGGATTCATTAACCCTCTTAACGTCAGAATGTGCGTTGAGTGTGGCTATGAGTTCCAAAGCCAAGACACAGAAGAATTGGTGGACTTCACACTGACAGAATACGACCTCATGGAACTATCGCCGTTTCTATGGATGGACATATTCGGCAATGGCTCATGCCTCATGGCAATGGGCTTCAATGGCTTTGGTGTAGTTGGCACAGTGGGCGATACATCTATTGGGCTAGTCAAGGCTCAGAGTAGCCCAATTCTTCTTCATCATTACGGGCGCAAGGTGCGAACAGTCGCCATTGGCGGCAAAGTGCAAGCCATGTCAGCCGCAGATGACTTCATGCGTGAGATTGAAGACAGTGCAGCAGCTAACAAATCTAAACGCTGGCTCAATGAAAGAGCCACAGACAAACAGCGTGACGCCTTACGCAGAGGTGGTGTGCAAGTTAGCGCAATGGATTTCTCATGGACGAAATACAAAGCCGCATGCTGGCTGAATTATCTGTGGAACAAAGAACAAATAGACGCAGCAGTGGAGAGGATAGCTGAATGAAACGGGCAGAAATATTAGATACGGCAAAACAGTACGTCACCAAAGATCGTGACGCCACGCACGGTGATATGGAAGACAACTTTGAGTCCATAGCCGAATTGTGGCAAATTTACTTTAACCACGAATGGGATTTCACATCTACTGACGTTGCAGTGATGATGGCGTTGTTAAAAATAGCTCGGCTTAAATCTAACAAAAGCAATCCTGACAACTGGGTAGACGCATGTGGTTATATGGCCTGTGGCGGCGAGTTGGCTATCAAAAAAGGAAAAGACGATGGCACGGATCGAACTTGAACTAACAGCCATAGTTTACGAAAACAGCGAGTTTGAATGTGAAGAATACAAAATCGTTGCCTTTGTATCGGATTGGAACGATGGCGAACAAATCACCGAAGCCGCAGGAAAAGCAATGCAAGACCACATGGAACATTCAAAAAAATTATGTATCGGGGGCTGCGCAAAAATATTCGTGAATAAAGAAAAAGTAGCAGATGCTATATTTCAAAACCCAGAAGAAGAAGAGGGCTTGTTCGACAAAGCCGTAGAGTTCTTGTTCGGGTTAGAAGAGGGAACAGTCCATTGAATTACGAATCAGCAAAAGAACCAATGGAAGAGTTGTCATTCATACTTGGATACTTCGGCTGGGGTACGCGGTTCTGCGACCTGACAGAAGAACAAGTCCAAGTGTTGATATTCGCACTGCAAGAATCAAAAAAAATTACGGAGACAGTAAATGTCGGAAACCTTGAAGAAGCCTACTATAAGTCAACAGGCAGTTGGCCTTCTACTTCAATCCCATTCTAGGGAACCAGACCCAATAGCCGAACAAATTAAAGAGGCTGTGGATCAGGGGATCGTCAAAGGCGAAAAGAAACGGGAACGGCGTAAGTATATCGGTGCATCCAGCATTGGTGATGAATGCTCACGCAAAATACAATACCGATACCTCAACAGACCCATTGATAGTGGCAAGGAATTTACCGCACGAACGCTGCGGATATTTCAGTTCGGTCATAACATCGAAGACTATGCAGCCAAGTGGATACAGGACGCAGGGTTTGACCTACGCACAGAAGACAAAATGGGTAAACAGTTTGGGTTCTCAATCGCTGATGGTGAAATACGCGGTCACATAGATGGCGTTGTCTGTGATGGCCCCGTAAAAGCGCCATATCCTATGCTGTGGGAATGCAAATCAGCCAATGATAATAAGTTCAAAGCGTTTGAAAAGCACGGCGTTGCTAAGGCAAATCCAGTGTATGCTACCCAAGTGGCACTCTACCAAGCCTACATGGAGTTAACAGAAACACCTTGTTTGTTCACCGTAGTGAATAAAAACACCAGCGAGATATACTATGAAATAATCCCTTTCAATCAAGGGCTTGCGCAGGAAGCCAGCGATAGGGCAGTAAATATCTTGACGGCTGCGAAAGCAAATGACATTCTACCACGCATCGCACAAAGCAAAGATTTCTTTCTTTGCAAGTTCTGTGAGTTTCAGGATTCGTGCTGGGGGGAATAATTACAATAGTGGGGCATTCCAAGGCTGATCGGAAAACCCCACATTTTGTATCAGGATGAGTGATAGGGACAATATAATGACGATACTCCGCTTTGGCAACACAACTAGCCAACTAACAGATAAAATTTCTAACCTTGTGCCACGCACAACACAGCTTCAAGATTTGTTCGATACATACCCAAATGGTGTGCGTCACGGCACTACATTTATGATCGGATCGTTCCAAGGTGAAGCGGGTAGTTCGCTGCAAATCAATATAGATATTCATGGCCCTAACTTTATGCGCGGTCAGGATTGGGCCACAGGTGATGGTATCGGGGGTATAACCAAAATCCTCATGGAAGGTCGGGGCTGGACTAGCAGAGAAGTCGCCGCGCACTATCAATCGTTTCTCGGAACGCCACAAGAACCAGCGCCAGAAAACCCAATCAAACCCGAACTTGCTAACAGACCAAGCCCGGAACCAATTCCGCTGCAACAACCCGAACAAGTAGGCGCAAAAAAGGTCTACAATTTAGATACGCCCTACGATGATGAATATATATACACTGACGCTGACGGCGTTGTGCTTGTTACAGTCCGTAAATACGTGGAAGAAAGCGAAGACGGCGAAGTTAAAAAACAATTCCGCCAGTTTATGAATGGGCGCATGGGTCTGCCAGAGCCAAGACCCCTATATAACATCCCGAACATTTTGGATGCAGAAACAGTTATATGGGCCGAAGGCGAGAAATGCGCAGAAGCACTAACCAGCATGGGCTTTGCAGCTACCTGTACTATCGGGGGCGCAGGAATGCTATCGGAACGTGTCGCCCATAAGTTTGATTTCTCGCCACTTGAAGGCAAAGACGTAATCCTTTGGCCTGACAATGATAAAGCAGGTCGGGACTTGGCTGCACTCGTAGAACGCCTCGCCAAAGATGCAGGGGCCAAATCAACGCTCATGCTTCGTGCGCCATTCGGGAAGCCCGAAAAATGGGATGCCGCAGACGCACTAGACGAACAATTTGACGTTCACAGGTTCATTCGTAACAGCCAAAGCAAAATTAAAAAGCCAATACACCTGCTGGACGATAGCCTAAACATCGGGACTTACTTCGTAGGTCGCGCACCCGAACAAGAGTACCTGATTGGCGGGACAATCCCGCTAGGTGTTCCAACCATATTCGCCGCTGCTGGCGATAGCGGTAAAGGCATGATGACGCTTGATCTAGCTATGAAAGTCGCATCGGGCGAACCCATGCAATCATCATTCGGGGGCTTGGTATCCACATTCGGGGATGCAATCATTCTATCCGCAGAAGATGATAAAGACGAAATGCACAGGCGTATTGAACGCATGGACCCTATGGGCAAACGCCGTGAATACCCGAACAATTTGAAAATACTACCGTTGCCCAACCTCGGCGGTGTGTTTCCAATCATGCAAAAGATCGACAACAGCTACGTTATGGGTGAAGAGTTCGGGCGCATCTACGATCAAATCCTAGAAATGCAAAACCTCGCACTGCTGGTAATCGACCCAATGGCGTCATTCGTTCACGCAGATGTAAACGCTGATCCCGCTGCTGGAGCCGCATTCATGGGTATGCTTGCGCAAATCTCAACCGAAACAGGCGCTACAGTCATGGTTAATCACCACATGGCTAAAATCAAAGACAACGATCCCGTCACAACACCAGAGCAAGCGCGTAATCTCATTCGGGGTACGTCAGCTATCGTTGATGGTGTCCGCTGCGCATTTACCGTGTGGAACGTAGAAGAACGGCTAGGCAGACAACGGTGCAAAGACCTAAACGTGGATTATGCGCGTAACGCCGTGTTCGATGGCGCTGTGGTCAAAGCCAACGGGCCAGCTAATCGGGACATACGACACTTTATACGAAACCCGAACACAGGGCTGCTAGAAGATAGATCAGAAGATATACGCAACTTGGCGCTGTCAGAAGCGGTCAGAAACAGACTCCAACACATGTTCGACTTCTTAGCCATGATGGAAGCTGACGGAAATGCAGTCACAAAAGGCGGCGCTAATGACGGAGCGTATGAAGCAATACGAACAAGTTCGTCAGGTGAGCCATGCGTGATAGCACTGAAAGTCTGCGGGGAAAGTACAGTTAAAAACACCATAACAGCACTGCAAGAGGCAGGGCGCGTTGATACCTACAGACTAACACAGTCAGGTGTAAATAAGTGGCTGGGCGTTGCAGGTGGGCCATTAAGCCTTCGCATATATGAAGCCAGAACAGCGCGAGAAAATTTATAAATAAAGGCTTGAACAACATAAAACTATATGCTAACAATTGGGAGTAAGGGTTTTGTCACTCTTACTTTTAGCTGTCTGCGACGTGACAGTAAA